CGGCCGCGGTTGCCGACATGCCAAGGGCAGCGGCCATGTCGACGCTCGTTTCATTCCATTCATGCGCCTGCCGCACCGCTTCCTTGAACACGGCGCCGCCGGCCAGCAGCGCGCCGATGGCGACGAGCTTTTCCTGCATCTTGCCGAGCGGGCCGAGTGCCCCCGTCATGCCGGTTTTTGCGCCATCGCCGAAGGCGCGGATTTGCTCTCCGGCTTCGCGCAACTGCTGCCGCAGCGGGCCAACGTCGGCTGTAACGGTCAGCGTGGATGGGTTATTGTTCACGGTCAGTCATCCAGGAAGGCGAGCAGCGGATCGTCGGGCCGGCCTTCGACGATGGGCAGGCCGGCTTGCGCGGCTTCACGCAGGGCATCCTGCGGCGAGCGTGCGGGCGCTTGCGCTTTGGGCTCGGGGATGCCGAGCGCGAGGGCGAGGCGCCTGAGTTGCACGGCCGGCGGCGGGACGTGACGCCACAGCGCCGCGAGGGCGTTTACTTGCGGCAGCGTCACACATTGGTCGATGTGCTCCCAGGTCCAGCCGGTGGCGCTGGCGATGACGGCGTAGAGCTCGTCCCAGTCGATGTCGTCGCCAAAAGCGCCATGAGCTTTCCCAGGTCGGCACCGCCAGCCTCCATGCGCGGCAGACCGTTGGCGATGGCGATGCACTCGATGACAGGGCCGAGCTCCCACAGTGGCACGGTGAGGCGCTCGATGACGGCCGGCGAGGCGCCCAGGCCGAGGGCGAGGACGCGCACCATGTCGTCATAGAGGTCTTCGTCGATCTGCCACGCGGCGAAGCGGCGCGAGCAGCGCAGCAGCGCGGGCACGAGTTGACGGGCAACCCCGAGCGGCACGGCGCGCACGGCATAGACGCGCCCTTCGAGCACGACACTGGGGATGCCGGCAAGGCGCAGCAGCAGGCGGCGCGACCACAGGCCGCGCAGGCGCGCCCGCAGGCGCGGCGCAAAGCCGGCGGCGGCCGCCGGCGCAAGGGCGATGCTGGTCATCAGAACAGGCAGATGTAGCCGATGTTGCCGGCGGCGTCGGCGAAGGCTTCGGCGTCGAAATCGAAGATGTTGAAGTCGTCGCTCTTGAAGGGCACGGAGAGCTTGCCGCTGACTGCGCGGTTGAATTTGCAGACGAGCTTTTTGCCGTTGTAGCTGTTTTGCAGCAGCACCGCGAAGCTGGGGGTGTAGCCCATCTCCTGGTTGTTCAGGGCCCAGACCTGCCCGCCCGTCGCGGCGCTGTATTCGTAGCTGACGGCGACGGGCTTGCCGGTATCGGCGGCGGCGAAGGTATAGACGCCGGCGGCGACGCTGTATTGCCCGGTGGCTGGCGCGCTGGCCACGCGCGTGAGCTGCACGCCGGTATCGGTCCGCACGACGCCCAGATCGGCCGTGAAGGTGCCGCCGTTGGGCGGCGCGACGGTCAGGGTATAGGGCGCCGCGGCCGGGATGCTGGCGGCAAAGTCGAAGACGGCGGCCTTGATGCCGGCGGCGGGCGCCTGGCCGAAGAACAGCGAGCCGAGAATGCCGCCGTCAATTTCGGCGTGCTTGGCCTTGATTTCGATTTTGCCCTTGCCCTGCCCGACGGCGAGCGGGTAGCGCTTGGAACCATAGAGCGTCTTGAGGTCGACGGAGAGGTCGACGCTGACTTCCTGCATGGCGCCAAGCTGCACGGGGGTGGGAACGGCGACGGCGGTGCCGTCGGCGAGGTGGGTCGGGGTGGCGATGAGTTTTCCGGCGCCGAAGGTCAGCATGTCAGTCTCCAGTAATTAGGGTGGTGGGGTTGTTTTCGCGAGTGTGATAGTTGACGCGAAAGTTGAGTACCAGGGTGCCGCCGTCGTGTTCGCCGGTGGCGGTGTAGTCGGGATCGCTGCCGACGAGCACGGTATCGATGACCCGGCCGCCGAGGGTCGGGTCGCTGCCGACAGCGGTCTCGACGTCGGCGGCGATGGCATCGAGGGCGGCAGGTACGGCGGTGCTATCCTGCGCGACGACTTCAACGCGGATATCGACTTGCCGCGCCAGCAGGCGTGCAGGACCAATGCCGCGCGGCTGGCCGGCTCCCGCGTGTAACGCGGATTGCTCGGGTCCGGCTTCGAGACGCAGCGCGGGCAGTTGCGCGGCGGCAAGGTCGGCGCGACGCGCGATGAAGAGATTGCCGCCAGTACGCGGCAGGCCGGTCAGCCGTGCCTGCATGGCGGCGAGGATCTGCTGGCGGGCGTGGCCGCTCATGCCAGCGCTTTCAAATCAAGGCGGGTGATGCCGCGCTCGTTCGACACGCCGCGCACGCGGTACAGGGTGCTGCCGATGACGAGGGTCTCGCCTTCGGCAAATTCGGTGCCGGCGCCGGGGCATTCGAAGACTGGCTGCGGTTGCCCGACGCCGAGCGCGTCGACCCATGCCGCGTCGAAGACGCCGCGCACCGGAATGGCGAGCGGCCCGACCAGCGCCGTCGCGTTGGCGCAATGGCCCAGCGCGACGGCGTTGATGCGGTTTTCGAGCGCGGCGAAGTCGACCACGGCGATGTTCAGCCGTTAAGCGCGACGTTGACGGTTGCAGCGCCAGCGATGGCACCGGCGGCGGCATAGCCGGCGGCGGTGTTGTTGGTGGCGGTCTTGGTCAGCACGTTGGCGGTGGCGTCGTAGTAGAGCGCGTCGCCCTGGCTGATGGCGACCGCGGCCTTGGCGTAGGTGAAGACGCCGGCAACGGCCAGGGCGCCGGTGGTATTGGCGGCGATGGCGCTCAGGGCGATGCCGACACGACTGCCGATAACAACCATCGCGCCGTTGGCGACATCGGCGGCGGGGGTGTGGTCGAGCACGTTGCCCGGCTGGACGAATTTATTGGTCATGGTATTTCTCCTTTATCTGTGATTACTGGCCGGCCGATGTGACTGCGCCGCGATAGTCGTTGGCGCCCACGCCGTAGTCGAGGCGGACCTTCATCTCGGCGCCGTCGCTGTCCCAGCCGTCGCGGTTTTCGAGATACGGCTCCTGGTTGCCATCGAGGAAGGCGACTTCAAGCACCGGTGCCTGCATCGGATCGGCGAAGCTGTAGAAGCGCGTGCCGGAGAGGCGCGGGGTATCGACGATGTCGCTGTACTGGCCACGCACCTTGTTGGGCTTTTGCAGCTTGTTGGCGGTGTCGGGGTCGTATTCGGCGCCGTTGATGACTACCGCATCGCCACGCTGGGCCGTCGAGACCAGCAGGACCGCGGGACGCAGGTCGAGGTAGTCGTTGCCGGAGATGTCTTTTTGCACGGCCATCTTGGCGCGCACGTCATCGAACACCGTGACGGACATTGCGCCGGTGGCGCTGATGTTGCCGTGATCGGCATGGAACAGCGTTTTGGTGTCGCCCATGACCGGGCCGAGGCCGGCGTTGAGCGCGAGCAGGGCGTACACGTCCGCCTCGATCGTCCGGCGCGCGGCGCGGCCCAGCATGGCGGCCAGGCCGGTGAGTGCGCCCAGGTCGTCGTTGATGATGGCCTGCCGGGTGATGTTGATGATGTTGCCCTTGGTGCTGGCGGAAATGCTGGCCATTTCGCCGTCGGGGATGGCCTTGGTCTTGTACTCGCCATGCTCGGTCAGCGAGTCGAGATTGCCGAAGCTGCCGAGGCGGTAGCGCTTGTGCGCGCGGAAGTCGCTGACGGTGCCGATGGCGCAGAAGCGCGACCATGTATCGGCCTGCGTGGCGTAGGCGCCCAGCAGGGTCTTGTGCATGGCGTTTTCGAGCAGGATCGGGAAGTCGCTGGTGCCCTGCATGAAGGCGGCGGCGACGAGCTGCATTTTGTCCATGCCGTCGGTGCGGACGCCGGCGCGGGCCAGCGCGGCGCGGGCCAGGTCGAGCAGCGTGGCGGAGCGATAGGGGTTTGCGCCATCGGCACGAATCCGCTCGCCCTTGGCGGTGACCGCGCCGGTGCGGGCCAGCACGGATTGCAGCGCGGCGGCGCGCAGCTTGTCGGTTTCGTCTTCGACGGTGGTGACGACAGAGCGGCCGGCGACGGGCGTGGCCTGCTTGCCCAGATGCGCGAGCAGTTTGGCGTTGGCGCCAACTTCGTCGCACTCGACATCGTCCTGGCACGCGGTCTGGATGGCGGCGACACCTTCATGCGCCGCAAAGGGGGCAAAGGCGCTGGCGATGGCGGAGCGGCGCGACTGGTCGGCGGCGAGCGCGGCGGCGCGGATTTCGGCTTCGGTCTTGGCGGTTTGTTGCGGTGCCGCCGGTGCTGTGGCTTGAGGCATGTGGATCTCCTGGTGGGGTTGTGCGGCGGCTGCCGCGAGTTGGGCCGCTGGCGCGGCCCGCATGAAGCGCGCCAGCGCGGCAGCGCCGATCTGGGCCGAGGCTTCGATCGGTTGCGCGGCGACGATGGCGTCGCCGAAGCGCTCGGCGAGCGCCTCGGCGGCGGTGTAGTAGTGATCTTTGCCGTCGGTCAGCAGGGCCAGCATTTCGTCTGCCGGCCGGCCGGTCTTGGCGGCATAGCTGGTGCTCATGGCGGTGGCCCAGGTGTCGAGCACGTCGGCCTGCTCGCGCAGGTCGGCGGCGTTGCCGGCGGCGTAGGTCCAGGGGGCATGAATCATCAGCAGCGCGTTTTCGGCGATCTCGACGCTGTCGCCGGCCATGGCGATCAGGCTGGCGATGGACATGGCCATGCCGTCGATGCAGGTGGTGACGCGGGCCGGGTGCCGCTTGAGGGCGTTGTAGATGGCCAGGCCATCGGGCACCGAGCCGCCCACGCTGTTGATGCGCACGGTGAGGCGATCGACATCGAGCGCGGCGATTTCCTTGACGAAATCCTTGGCCTCGACGCTTTCGGCATACCAGCTGGCGCCGATGTCGCCGTAGATGAAAACTTCAGCCGCGGTGGGCTCGCCGGCGGCGCGCGGCGCGGTGGTTTTGATGCTGTAGGGCTGTGCCATGTCTCACCTCAGTGGCCCGTAGGGTCGGGCGATGAGGCGAGTTTTTCAAAATTGCAGTCTCATTTACAGCAAAGATGAGACTGGATTATTTACACCCCCATCCTCCCGTCCGCCAGCTGCTTCCCGGCGGGTTCAATCGCGGCGCAATGCCGCCAAAGGATTTAAGTGAGATGAGCGCCATGTTGTCCTCGTGTTCAGAGCGTTGCGCTTATCACGCCCACACCCGCACGGGTTGTTCAGGAAAGACCTGAAACGGGGCCAGCGCCCCCCAGTCCTCACCGTCAGCCAGCCGCACGTTGACGTGCCAGCCTTCGACGGGAGCCATCTCTGGGTACTCGCCATCTTCACCCTGAAGCATTTCTCCAGTAGGCTTGTAGATGACCCCGATGGTGTCGATGTTGCGGTACAGAGGGCTTGGCTCCCACGCAGTGGCTATGGGGTTCTCTGGATCGGTGTTGTCCCACTCGGTAGGCACTTGGGTGAACAACACAGCGTTGGCGGCTGCTTCGGATTCAAATTTGAGATGGTAGTCCATGTGTTTCTCCTTAGCTTGTAATGGCCTGAAGCTCTGCATCGCTCAGGCGGCGGGGGTAGTATGCTATGCGGCGGATGTGGCCGTTGAACCACCCACTTGTTCCCCACATATTCACGCCGATAAACAGACGGTTAACCGTAGGCACGGTTACGCTTGTATCTGTGATTGCAGGTTGGCCGTTCCGGACAAAAGCGCAATCGTTCAGCTTGTAAGCCAAAGCAATTTTTGCAAGAGTGCCAGCAGTCCACTCATCCGAGTTGACATACATTTGGCCAGTAGAACTTGCAACTATATCCGCCTCGAACCGATTGGTTGCGCCAGCATGACCCCTCCCCATGCTTATAAACATGCTGTTGGTTCCGTTTGACGCTACGGCAACAGTGCCGCCAGCAGCCGGGCCACTTGCATTAACCGCCAACGCTGACCAGACAAACGTCCCCTCA